ATGGCACACTCGGTCACATCATCCCTTACCGCTACGCGATGAGCGATGGACAGATCGACCACATAAACGACGCTCTGATTTCACTCTACGGAGCAACGCGGCTATGAGCGACCGACAAAACTATTTCGCCGTGCTGCCGAAAAAGAACGTGCAAGCGTTCAAGGGTGCGGTGTCTCAGTACGACCAGCCGCGGAAGATTCGCAAGAAGCGGCGGCGGGCGGGCTACTTGGTCAGTAAATTGTTTTCGGTTCCGGTAGTGCGACCGGCAGCCCCCGACACCGTTGTTGGTTGGGCGTTGTCATGGTCGCCGATGCCTGGGCGAGAGAAGACACTGGCCCTGCAACTCGTCAAGAACTTCGACATCGTTTACACGGCGGCGGGCGGCAAAAACCAGCCCGACGATTTTGACGAGTGGCTTAAATCAAAGGGGCTGCAACGCAAGACAATCGACGGGGCGGCGGAGGAAAGCCTCAGCCCACAAAAACCGTAACAGCGAAAAGACATTTAGGAGATTTTTCAAGTAATGCACACACGACTCAAGCAAGCAATTCTACTACTCGACGAGGTCCGCGACAATTGGATGAACGACTCGGCCGCCGCCGCGCCCAACGAGCAGGGCTACATGTTGCCCGCCGTCAACGCGGAGATTGAACGGGCGGTCGCCTTGGTTGAAGGTGAGTGCCAGGACGAAGACTACCCGCTGGAAGATCGCGGCATGGTACTAGCCGCCGAGGTGTTCCTTGATGAATGGACCCGCTGGCGCAGGGCGATCGAGGCCGACATCCCCGGCACCCCGCAAGAGGGGACCGAGCGGATGTGGATGGCGCTCGACGCGGCCGTGCAAGCCACGCGACCGTTTATCAGTGTCCCCTTGGAACCACTGGTTGAATTGATTGACGGCCTGGGCGGGGCGGGCGGTGTCTCGATCCGGCAAGCCGCCAAAATGTACGAGTATTTCACCGCGGACGGTCGCCCCGACGAGACATTGACACAGCGGATCTACCTCTACTTAAAGAAAAACAACAACGAGGTCGGCGACGACTTCCCCTACGCCGAACACTACCCCAAGGAATCGACTCACGATCGCGAGTACCGCGAGTCAGTCGAGGAGGACTGGGAGAAACGTAAAGCCCGCAAACGGGAGATCGAGGCGCTGACGCCAACCCCCGACAAGCCGGCCGAGCCGATCGAGATGCACATCGAAGCGGGGGTCTCGCTGAAACAACTGCAAAAGATGTACCCCGAAGTGACCCGCGAGGAGATCGTCACCAAGGCGGTCGAACTGAACGTCAAGCTGCCGGTCGACTACAGCGAGACTTTGCACACCCGGCCGAAGTCGATGCACGAGCAGGCGGTCGAGACCAACGACGCGATCAACGACGCCGCTTGGCAGAAGCTGGTCGACGAAGTCATTCCGAAAAGTCCACACGAAGGGGACAATCCGCTGCTCGACACGCTTTCGCAGCGGATTCTCACGATGGCGGAAGACGAGGGGATGAGCGCCACGACGATCTGCAAAATCTTGACCAACGAAGGCTACGAGGATTTAACCCCGGCCAAGGTTGGCAAGATGCGATACGCCGCCAAACGCCTAGTTGAACAAGTGGAGGAACAGAGTGAGTCGGTCGCTACCGGAACAAGCTGACATCGAGGCCCGCCGTGCGCAGGTTGCCAGACTCTGCCGCAAGCGACTGTCAACCACCGAGATCGCCCGCCGGGTCGGCCTCTCGCGCCGCCAAGTCACCCGCTACATCCATAAGAATTTAGAGGAAGCGCTGGCGAGCCGGGTCAAGAACGCGGACCTGATCTTAGAGCGCGAACTCTCCCAGCTCGACGTCATTGAGAAGGAAGCCTACGAGGCTTTCGAGAAAAGCAAAGAGGATGACGTCACCACCCGCAAGCGGATCGGCGGCAAGGACGGCGGCTTCGAGGAGACGATCCGCAAGGGGCAAAGCGGCAACCCCACGTTCTTAGAGGTTGCCCGTAAGTCGATTATGGACAAGCTCCGCATCCAGGGACTCGACACTCCCGATCTGCGTAGCGGTGTCGGCGACAGCCCGCTCGACATTCAAGTGGTGGTTGTCAACGACCGCAGCGACATCAAGCCGGTGGTGCATGTCGACACGATCGAGCAGGCCGAGAAGATCGGCGTGCAATTCAACAACGACGCCCAACAACTAGAACACGACGAGAACGTCATCGAAGGCAGTGTCGCCGAATGATCCGTGGACAAGTTCCCCAAACCCGTCTCTACAAGAAGCAGTACGACTTCCACGCCGCGACCGCCAAGGCGCTGGAGCCGGACCACCCGAAGATCATCGGCTTTTGCGGCGGCCGGGGAACGGGCAAGACGAAGGTCGCCACAATCGACCGCCTGATCCGCGCCCGGCGGGACGAGAGCCACATGGTCATCTCGCCGACCTGGATCGACATTCACGACACCACCTACCCGGCGTTTCGTGAAACCGCCCAGGAACTGAACCTCTGGGTCTCCGGCCGCAAGACGCCGATCCCCGAGGCGACGGTCAGGACGCGAGACGGCGGCACCGCCAACTTTGTTTTCCGTTCCGCCGACAACCCCGAGCGCTTGCGCGGTCCGAACCGAGCCAGTCTCTGGTACGACGAACCGTCGGTGATCTCCAAGGAGGCGTTTGACATTGGCGTGCCGATGTGCCGCTTCCGCCGCCCCGGTCAACCCCGCGGCGAAATGGGTCCGATCCTTTTGACGTTCACCCCCCGCGGCTACAAACACTGGACGTTCGGCACTTTTTACAACCGGATCAACGGCGTCAATATCCCCAAGGCGAACGCCGTCTTGATTCAAGCCCGCACTGCCGACAACCCCTTCCTGCCGGAGGAGTTTTACCGCAACGTCAAAGACCTCTATTCGTCGGCCCTGGCCGCCCAGGAATTGGAGGGTCAATTCGTCGATCTCGGCGGTCTGATGTTTGCCCGCGAGTGGTTTGAGGTCGTCGGCGAAGTGCCGCGGATCGCCCAACGTATTCGCTACTGGGATAAAGCGGGGACCGCCGCCAGCGACAACCCTGCCGCCGCCTACACCGCCGGCGTGCTAATGGCCCACGACCAACGCACGGGTCTGTTTTACATCGAGGATGTCGTCCGCGGTCAGTGGTCCGCCAGGGAGCGCGAGCAGGTGATGCTCAACACCGCCCGTTCCGATGCGGAGAAGTACGGCAACACCGTGTTGATCTATGTCGAGCAGGAAGGCGGCTCCGGCGGCAAGGAGTCGATGGAGAACACGATCCGTAAGTTGATCGGTTTTCCCATCCACCGCGACGTTGTCAGCGGCAGCGGCTACCGCGTTAAAGGCAAAGAGCGACTGCCGGGTGAAGCGAAAATCATCCGCGCCCAACCGTGGAACGCCCAAGCCGAGGCAGGCAACATCAAAGTCAAACAAGCCCCCTGGAACTCTGACTACCTCGACGAGGTCTGCGCGTTCCCCGAGTTCGCCTTTATGGATCAAGTCGACGCCACCAGCGGCGCATTCAACAAGCTCGCCAAGATGGCGGGTATTGGCATGGACCCGGTCAAGCCGCTGGAAACACCCCACGCCAACTACCGTGGGATCTCGGTAATGCGGAGCGGTGACAGCCGCAACCGCATCCGCGACAACCTGCAAGGCAGTTGGAGGGGACGGAATTAAATGAACCAGCAAGCAGTAATCGAAGCCGTACAAGTATTTAGTTTGACGCCAGACGACGCGCTGATTCTCAAACTACCACAGAGAGCCACCGAGGTAGACAAAGCGGAGGCTCAAAAGATAGCGAAGGAACTCGCCAATATCTGGGACACTGAGGTCATTATCCTGCCAGCCGACTGGGAGATAGCAGTCGCCGAAAATGTCAAGACTCTTTCGACAAGCAACGGAAGCCGCTAGACGCGCAGCACTGCGGCGGTTTGAAACGACTCCGGCTGGGCAGTTGACGAGGGAGATCCTGGAGGCGCTCGGCATGTTGGAGGAGGAGCGCCCTCGCGCTTCCCGGTCCACGCCGGGCGAACGCTACCGGCCGCGACAGCAACGCGAGCAATCGCGACCCGGCCCCGCCGAGGACGTCTCAGGCGAGGAGATTGGCCGCGACGAGATGGTCGAAGCCTTAGAGGGCATGATCGACGTCTCGTCGAGCAACGTCCATTCGATCGGTTGCCGTCGCACGGGACGCAATACCTGCGTCCTCTACGTCACCTATCAGGCCCCGATGATCGCCGGCGAACACATCACCGGCCGCGGGCCAGTCGGTGCGTTGATCGCCAGCAAGGGAGCCTACGGCGGCCGCAACAGTGGTAGGCCGGGTGCGACCTACGCCTACGACGACGTCCCTTACCGTTACTGGTACGGCTTCCGTAAAGCCAAGTCGAAGGGGCAGTGGGTTTGGGACAACCTGCGTGTCCGCGGTTCGATCGACGGTCACCAGTATTCCTATCGGCTTGCCGACCCCGCCACGATTGTACAAGAGGACGGCGTCACCGGCCAGTACATTCCGCGTCTAGCGACGGCTGCCGGGTACATGGAACGGAGGATTCGTGTACCCAACTCCCGCGAGGTCTGGCACTCGACGCTCCCCGAGCGACGATTCAGGCCCGACCGCGGCTTACCGGATCGCGGCACACCCGACCGAGGACGAGCATGACGATCACCGTACAAAAGAAAACAACGGCCCAACAATTCAACCCACTGGGCTTGGGCGACTTAAACGGTTTCTGTGTTTCACCTTGTCTGACGGTTGCCAAAGAGACCACCAAACTCACCTGCGGAGTGATGCGGATGGAGCGGACCCCGCATGTCCCCGTCTACCAGCTCGGCCGCCGGCTCATCATCCACCCCGACAACATCGAGTGGCTGATGCAGTCGCTCCAGAGCGAGAACTAGCGACATGAAGATTCTGCATTGCGTAGCAAGCGACGGAGCGGTCAGGGCGGATTGTAAATGTACCGGATGCAGCAAGCAGCAAACGAGTACGGACACCAAAAGCGAAAGCTGCGACCATGATTATGAAGACCGACGAGAGCGGCCGGACGAAACCGGAAGTTCTTAACCTGCGCGACGTCCCCGCCTCGTTCATCCAGGCCCAAGTCAAAGACCGGGCCGCGGGGATTCCCGGCGCGGTTCCCAATCTGGGCAAGCCGGTCATCCCGCACATCCTCACGATGCAGGGGCGGGTTGGCACGATCTCCCGCGTCTACCCCGAGTCGGACGAGGCGATCCAGGACAGCAAGCAGAACGCCCGCATCATGCGGAATGAGCCGGCGATCATGGAATGCCTGGAGGCCCGCCTGCGCGGCACCGCCCTGCTCAACTGGCACATCGAGCCGGAGAACGAAAACAGTCAAAGCGAGAAGGAACTCTGTCGGAAAGTCACCGACATCATCGAGTCGATCCCCGACTTCTTAAAATTCCGCTACAACCTCTTGGAGGCGATCTGGTACGGCCGCTCCGCCAATAGTTGGTACTGGGGCTGGGATTACGTCCGCGGTGAGAAGTACCGCACCCCGGCCGCCTGGACGCCCGTGCATGGCGACAAGCTCGTCTTCCGTTACGACGACGGCCGCCACCGCTACGACCCCACGCAGATCGGCATCCGTGTCGGTGCCGGGATTATCCACCGCTACTACTCGGTTTGGGGCGAACAAATCAATCAAGTTGAGCCAACCGATCGTGGGTTGGCTTACTTTCTGACGCGACCGGAGCGCCGCTGCGTAGCCGTTCATAAACACCTGATCGAAGACGGGGCCTGGGAAGATCCGCTCTCGGCCGGCAGCATCCACGGTGTCGGCGTGCGGTCGAGGATCTACTGGACATGGCTCGCCATGACCGAGTGCTTGACCTGGGCCTTGGAGTACCTGGAGCGGTCGGCTTTCGGCTTTGAAATCTGGCCCTATCCGCAAGGCAACGACGAGGCCGAGGCCGCCACCCGAGTCGCCGCCCAAGAGCGGATCGGCGGCGGCCGCAGCATTATCCTCGTGCCGGTAGTGCCGAACGACGACAGCGGTCTCTACATCCCCCAGCATATCGAGCCAGGATTGGGGGGCGTGGCTGAACTGCGCGAGTTCTTGACCAGCTACTTCGCCCATAAGATCAAGCGGTACATTCTCGGTCAGGTGTTGACCAGCGAAGCCGAGTCGACTGGGCTGGGCAGCGGCGTGGCCGACGCTCACTTGGCGACCTACGCCGACATCATCCGCTTCGACGCGATCGGTTTGCAAGAGACGCTGACCCGCGACCTCGTGCGACCGATCCAACTCTACAACTTCCCCGAGTCGAGATCCTGCCGGATCAAATTTAAGATCGACACCGAGGAACCGGACGTCCAGCAGCGACTGCAAGCCCTCGAACAAGCCTGGAATATGGGCTTGAAGTTGAAGGCGTCCGACGTCGCCGCTCTGGTCGGCGCTTCCTCTCCCGACGACGACGACGACATGCTGCAAAACCCGGCCTTTGCCCAAGCGGAATTGGGTACGGTCGACCAAGGCGCTCAGGGCCTGTTCGGCCCCAACGGCGGCCCGGTCAACACGCTCCTGCAAGGGGGCGGCGGTGCCGAGGCGATGCAAATGTCGCGGCGGAAGTCGACCGTGCAAGGCATCGAGCCGCTTCCCGGCCACGAGAAATACCAGCGGCCGGAACTGCCGGTCGTCGAGGAGGGCGACGACAACAAGGCCCGCTACGAAGACGAGATCGAGCAGTTCGAGGACAGCCACGGTGACTTTTGGGTCACCTACCAGGGTAAACGCGGTCGCCGCGGCTTCCAAAACACCCGCACGGGCGAGGTCCGCGACGAGAAACCGGCACCACCTAAAAAGAAGTACGACCCCTACGAAGACGAGACGGAACTGCCGGGCGACTTTGAGAAACAGCACGAGTTCTTCCGCGAGAAACTGAAAGGGATGCTCCACAAGCGGATCAACCGCTTCCCCGGCATCGACCCGGCCGACATTGAGAACGAAGCGGACGACGCGATCGTGCGCGGCCTGAAAACCTTCGACCCCACCAAGTCGAAGGGCGAAGGCGACGAGATGGAGCAGAAGAAGCGACACATCATGTCGATCTTCAACTCACGGGTTCTCGACTTGGCCCGCAAGTCGAAGGTCAGCGGCAGTCACGAGAAAGGTTGGAGCGACGACGCCCCCGAGCCGGTCGCTGATGCCGGGCCGGATGAAGACTTGCTTGAGGAGCAGCAACTGAAGGCGGACAGCATCCGCGAAGCACTCAAGGGTCTCAGCGAACAAGACCAGCAGATTTTCATTGCCAATAAAGTGGACGGCAAGTCGACCCGCGAGCTGAAAGAGGAGTACGGCGTCTCGCACACCACGATCGCCAACTCGATCAACCGCTCCACCAAGGCGATCCAAGACCACATCGCTTTCAAGAAAGGGCAAAACACAAAGCAGAGTTTCAAGGAAGACAACGTCGACAACTCTGCGTTCAATTTCCGCAACATGCTGCAAAGTGCAAACTTTCAAAAGCGCGATGTAATGGCCGTCAAGTGGGAACTCGACGACGATCAACGCCGCACGATGGAGGCCGTCGCCAAGGGCGAGCAAGTCGAGGAGTCCGACTGGCAGAAACTGCTCGACACCGCCCTACCCGCGATCGAGAAGCGGGTCAAACGGAAAGAGTCGCCCAAACCCGTCAAAACCCACAAAGGTCTATCGGGATTCATTAAGCCGCGATCGAAGCAAAAACCGTTCCAACTAACGAACGACGAACCCGTCAAGGCGGCGGATAAGATTGTCAGCAATGGAGGTAAGCAGCAGACATTTCTATCCGAGGGCGGCCGCCACAAAGACTTGGCCGGTCAGCAGACGATGTTCGACGTCGACAACCTACCGGGCCACCAGGAGGAAGCACCTAATCCCGCCCGCGCCGCCGGGTCAATCAAGACAACGGGTCTCGCCCCGGTCGGCACCCACCCCGGCACGATGGACGAGAGTCAGTTTTTGAAATCGAGTGAGTTATCTAAAGCTCGTCACAATCACTACAAGGACCGAGCTGCCGGCCAGGGTAGCCGCCAATTTCCGATGTTCGAGGAGAACTTCCCGATCGGCAGTTGGAAGATCGACGACGACTTCGAAGGGATTCACGGTCGCGATATTGAGCAGTTGATCGAGATCGACCCGGCTGAGTTGGAAACCCCGGAAGGCGACTACACCGACGAAAAATTCAACCCTGAAGGCCGCGGTTGGGATGCTCGTCGCTACGCCGAATGGATTAAGGAGGGCAAGACGCTGCCGCCGATCGACGTCATCCAAACCGAGGGTGGCAAGCTGCGAGTCTCGGACGGTCACCGCCGCACCGCCGCCGCTAAACTGGCGGGCGTACCGATCCGTGCCTGGGTCAGTTACACAGTCGACGGCCCTTCTAAGGATTATAAAGGCGACCCGATTCCCACTGGCTTGACTGATAAACTCGCCCGGCAGCAACTACGCGAAAGCCGCCGGTCGGACGAACCCACGACCCCGCCCACGCCCGCCTCTAAACTCCCCGAGAAAAAACCGGAGCCGGGTGGGCCAAAGGTGCAGAAGTCGCTCTTTTCCCGTGGCGGCTGGGTCTACAAACCAATGCGAGACGGCGTCGAGATTCAACGCGCCGAGTAATCACGTTTTCCTTTAGCAAGCAGGGCAAGCAGGATGGATCCACGCGAGTACAGGATCGGTATCGTTGGCGCACGCGGCTACGTCGGCAGCGCGATGACTAAGTTTTTTCAGCGCCGCTTCGAGCAGATTTTAACATCCGATTTGGATTGCAAAGTCCATCCGCATTTACTTGCTGGTTGCAATCTGGTTTGCGTCTGCGTACCGACGCAACAGCGCAAGGACGGCCGCTGCGACACCGCGATCGTCGAGCAGGTGGTCAATGAGATTGTCGACGCGGTTCCCGACGGTTCGGAAGCACCCAGCTTTTTGATTAAGTCGACGGTGCCGCCGGGCTACTGTTACCAGTTAGCCGAGCGGTTGCGGGTGCCAATCGTATTCTCCCCTGAATATATTGGCGAATCGAAGTACCACAGCGAGTTTGGTTTCGAGACCGACGTCGCCGCCACGCCGTGGTTTATTTTCGGTGCCGCCCCGCACTCGCGTCGAGCCGCCGAGGAGATCGCCGACGTCTTCGCTTATATCGCCGGGCCGAGCAAGCAGTACATGTTGACCGACAGCACGACCGCCGAGGTCGTCAAGTATTGGGAGAACGTCTACTTCGCCACTAAGGTCACCTTCGCCAACGAGATGCGAAAGGTTTGCGAGTCGCACGGCGTCAGCTTCCACGAAGCCCGCGAGTTATGGGCGCTCGACCCCCGCGTCGAACCGATGCACACGATGGCCTTCAAGCACGCCCCCGGCTTTGGCGGCAAGTGTTTTCCCAAGGATCTCTCCGCGTTAATCGCCGCGACACAAGACGCAGGCTACACGCCCAAGTTCTTGCAAGCGGTTCAGTCAGCCAATGAAAGATTCCGTAATGAGTGAATGGGTTCCGTTTGTCGGTCAGCGTGGCGGTCAGGGCTGGCAGAATAGCCGCACGGGCGAGGTCCGCTACCAGGACGAGTGTCCCGATGGTTCGGGTGCTGCGCCCGAGCAGCCTGCCCAACCCGAGCCACCGAGTCAGCCGGATGAACAACCGGACGGGCAGCCTGCGTCAGCCGAGCAAGAGCAGAAAGAAGAATATCCACCGGAGGTACAAGAGGCGATCCGCGACTGGCAGGAGAACGGCACTCGCTCCCAGGTCTTCAAGAACTGGTTTGGCGACTGGGAGGGCGATCCCGAGAACGCCTCGAAGGTGATCGACCCGCGTACTCACGAGCCTGCCGAGACGATCCAATACTCGAAGGTGGTCGATGAGGACGGCAACCCACTAATCGTCAAGCACGGCACGACCCACGACTTCGAGGCGTTCGGTTACGACAACGCGAACATCGAAAACGACATGGGGACCGGGTTTTATTTCTCGACCTCTGCCGACGACGTAGACAGTAACTATGCGGGCGAAGGACCGGATCTCACCGGCCGCATCGAGCAGTTCGTAGAACGAGTTGCAGATGACGACAAGTTCCGCTGGGACTTCGACGAGAAGATCGAGGAAGGGGAACTCGACCCCGACACCGACTTCGATGACTACGTCCATGATCTCGCTCGCAAAGAACTAGTCGGCGACACACAGCGAGTGATCTCAGCCTACCTTAATATCCGTAAGCCGGTCGTTCTGCAAGCCAACGAAGGTCACCGCAAGGGTGGCACGATCTTCGAGCTTGAGTTGATTTGGGAAGACGATCAAGGTCGCAGTCCCGAAGACCCCGACTACGACGAAGACAGCGCCGAAGTAGTTGACGAGGGAGGCTCCGCGATCGACCTCATGAACGCCATGCAGAGTTGCTACTACAACTACGAAGGTTGGGGTGACCAGTGGCAGGACGCATGGCAGGAACTTGCTGATTACGCCGACAGCGGTATCTCTGCCTACGATGTTTACACCGCCATTAAAAAGCACTGCACCGAGCTTATGGATGACGAAGGTAACTGGGCGGTTGGCGAGTACACCCAAGAAGTCTTTCGCGAGCTAGGCCACGACGGCGTGCATTACCGCAACGCCAAGTCGTTCTTCCCCGGGATGGAAGGCGTCACCGAGGACACCGACCACTGGATCGCCTTTTCACCAGAGCAAGTCAAGAGCGTGGATAACTTGGGAACATTCAATCCAAAAGACAACCGCTATCGGTACGAGCGTCGATACCACTCCGCCCGCGCCCAATGGCACGACGCCAAAGCCCACGCCCCCGAGGGAGTCGCCGTCGCGATCCAACAGGGTAACGCCATCTTCGCCTTTGAGGAGGACAAAGACGAAGTCATTCGTTACATGAAGGGCGAGCCGACCGAGCGGGAAGTGGTGATCGCCGAGCGGTATCGCCAGCACCCGCACGACCAGCAAGCGGTCGGCGTTGCCAACGCGACCAGTCGCTCCAGCGGTATGATCGGCCCTAATGCGGTCGTCCCGCGTATCGTCGAGAAGCTCGTGGACAAAAGCAGCACGATCCTCGACTTTAGCGCAGGTAAAACCGCCGCACACGCCGAACGGCGTAAAGGCAGTGGCTACGATGTGACCGCCTACGACTACGGCGGCAACCAGGGCGAGCTACACGACCCCGACGCTCTCAGTAAAACCTACGACGTTGTCTTTGCTTCCAACGTGTTGAACGTACAGGATTCGGATGAGGAACTCAAAAGGACCGTGCAAGAGATCGCCGAGTCGGTTGCCGCTGGCGGCGTCGTTATCGCCAACCTGCCGAGCGAACCTCGTAAGGGTGCGTTCAATGGCACGGACCCTGAAGATGCAACATCGTTGGTCCGCAATCTACTCGCCAAGCACTTTCAGGTGGTGGAGGTGGTCAGCGGTGGCAACACGGCTCCGGTCTTTGTGGCGAGCAACGATCAAGCTCGTGTCCCCGACGACAAGATGAAGTACAAGCAGAGCGACTGGGTCCGCAATGCCTTTAAGAGCGCCAACAGGAACCCAAGCGACGAACAGATCGCCGCTTGGCTGGACGCCGATGACTCCGGTAAACAGGCCAGCGGACAGATCCCCGAGCCGCCGCCAGCACCCGACGCTTCATCTCCCGTACTGCCGGTCGACGAGTCGGATTCAATGGACGGTAAGTCGACCAGTTTGTCTGCGCCGTTCGACACGATGCCGCCGCTACCAACGAAGCCGGGCGAGCAGGCACCGTTCGCGCCGCAAGAAGCCCCGCAGCAGGAAGGGGTTGCTAAACCGGCGCTGCCGATCACACCCGACGGCTTCGAGCAGCAACCGCCGATGGCCGCGGTCGGCATGAGCCAAGCTACCCCAGCCGACGACTTGATTGATTCGTCGCAACCGCCGCCGGCTCCGCAGTCACCCGAAGTGCCGATCTCCGGTACGGCGGATTCTGAATGGGTGCCGTATGTCGGCGAGAGTGGCGGGCAGGGCTTCCAAAACACCCGCACGGGCGAGGTCCGCTACCAGGACGAAGCCCCGATCGAGCGGGGGGCCGGTGAGCCGCAAGCGCCCACCGACCCGATCAGCGGGGACGCCGTGTTGCCAGGAGGAGAGCAGCAGGGCGGCCAGCAGGAGTCGCAGGAGCCGGTCGACATCATGTCCACCGCCGCGGCCTACGGCTACCAACCAAAAGACCCGCAAGCCGACGCCCAGACGCAAGCCCGTCACGCCAACTCTTACGTTTTGAAGGCGGCCGGGTTGCTCGGCTACAAGCCGCAGGGCGGTAGTCGCGAGGAGAACGCGCAAGCGGCGGCCCGCTGGATGCACCAGCAATCCGCCCACATGCACGACACAGTCGCCCACGCCGAGTCACACGGCTACCAGTACCGGCAGGACGTCGGTCTAGCCCAGAACAACGCCGGTGCGGTGCGACACTTACTGAATAAAGCGATCGACGGCGGCTGGCACGCCGATCCCGACTTGACCGCCGATCAAAACATGCAGGCCGCGCTCGCCCATCTCAACGAGGCGAGCGGTGCGCCGGTCACCGAGTCGCCGCAGTCGTCGGCCAACATGCTCAAGTCGCTGGCGTTCACCGCCGCGGCCCTGGGGGCGATGTACCTTGCCAACCGCTTTGGCGGCAAGAAAACGGCGTCTCTAGTCTCGATGGTGATGGGCTTGGCGGCCGGTCTCGGTTGGCAACAACCCGCCGCCGAGAACGAGAAACAGCAGAAGGATCCCAAGTTCCGCAATATGTCGATGAGGGCGGCGCTGCAATTCTTGCGGGCGTCCGAGGACTTGGAAGCCGACAAGCAAGCCGCGGCCGCAACGACAACGGAAGCTCCCGAAGAAGATGAGCAGCAAAGACTCCAAAGCCAGCGACAAGCCGCTTTGGAACAATCGGAGCAGTTGGCAGGCGAACACACGCTGCCACCCGAGACGATCAGCGACGAGCAGTTAGAAGACATGCTCAGTCCGGCCGGTGAGAGACCGGACGAGCCGGAACCGCCCGAGCAGGCAGCGGAGCCAGAACCCGAGCCGCCGCCGACCGATCAACCCGGCGAGACAGCCGCTGAGACTGACACCACCGCCACACAGACAGACACCGCCAAAAAGTTTCACGACGATCTCCGCGCCGAGATCATGTCGCGACTGGAGGCGTTGCAGCCGCCGGTCGAAACACCGACGCCGACCGCCCCAGAGAACGACGCTGCTTTGGCTGAGTGGGCGCGGCAACAGGATAGCGCGCCTGCCGAACCTAGCAACGGCTTAACCGGCAGCGCCGACGCCGACCCGATCACGGGCGAGCAGGGGACGCTATTTGACATCGAGGAGCGAGAGCAGCAGACGGTCCAGTCGGAGCGGGCCTACAAAGACGAGCAGCGGCGGCACGAGGAACGATTGAATCGAGCCGGTGCCGAGGAACTCCAGCGGCTACAAGAGGAGGCCAACGCCAAGCTAACGCCCGAGCAGCGCGAGGCTCGCGACCAACAGATCGCCGCGGAAGAAGCAGCAAGATGGGAGCAGACACAAGCCGCAGCCGCTGAAGCTGCCCGCCGTAAACAAGAGGCGAAGTCTGAAAACGCCTCTGCCATGCAGAAACAGTACGAGACAACGCTTCAGGAAATATTTGAAGACGAGGAAGACCGTAACTTCTTCCGGGATTACTACGACCAATTCTACGCAGACCATAAAGACGAAGTCGACAGACACAACAGTCTCATTGAACATGCAGGAGGCCGAGGGGATATTGTCAGGCGGTTGCGCGCTGGTGAAGATCCCGACAATATCCTTCGCTTCGACGAGCTAGTGCAGATCGCCGAGAGCCACTACCCCGAGGCGCTGCACTGGAATACCGGCAGTATGTCCGGCAAGGGTGACGCCGAGGCAGCACTCGCAAACTTCCTCATACAAGGAAAACGCACCGCACCACCAAAATACGACCGCGATCTGATTCAAGCCGCCATCGAGGATATTGAACAGAAGGTTGGTTTCCCCAGCGACCGTCGCGGCAGTCAACCACTCGACCGAGTCAGTGACGCCGACCTGGAAGCGATCCCCTTCGACGACGACCCGGACTACGACCCTTGGGAGGACGATGCACTCAACGACGTCAGCGATGAGGAATTGGCGGCGATCCCCTTCTCGCGCCGGGGCGAGCGCCAGCAGTACAAACGGTTCACCACCGCCCGGATGAACCTGATCGAAGTCCAACCCGGCGCGTACCAGATGGTAACGCCGGTCGGCCGCTTTGGCGTTTGGAACGCCAGCCCCGGCGGCGGCCAGAACCTTTGGAAGGTGGCTGAATTAACCGAGTTGGAAGGGGAAAAAGGCTACGACGTCGGCGAGACGATCCTGGCCCGCAACACCCTCCAACTGGCCGCCGAGGCCATCCAAACCGAGATTGTCAGGAAAAAACAGGGAAAATCCGAGAAAAATGAGCAGCAAGCAGGGTGATTACACTACCCAAAGTTCACGTAGAGTGTATAATAAAGATAAGAGGGAACGCGCTCTCCGCGTGCTAGAGATTCTCCTCCGCAATGCCGACGCCGAAGATTTCGTCGGCACGATCGGCATTCGCATCTCTCGTCACCGAGGCAAGTTCGGTCCCATCCGTTCAATTGTTGAACGCGATGAAGATGCTCTATCGCGACGGCTTGAGCAGCAGTCCAATCGGAAACGGTCCCGCTAGACCGCACGGCGTGCTTCGCGCTGTGCGGTCTTTTTTTATATGGTTGCCAGCACCCACCAACTCCGCGATCACCAGAAGATCGAGCGACTCGCCCGGCAAAAATTCCCGGCGAGCAACTTCGTGCATGTCCGCGACTCGATCGTCTTCACGGAACACACCACTAAAGACCGCAAGGGCCGCACGCAGCAGTACAATAAAGAGGCGCTGCAAGCGATCTGCGACCGCTGTAATTACCGAATCCTCGACAGCGACGACTTCGCCGCTCTGACCGACGGTCACACGCCCGAACACGAGGAGATCATCAAGGGCGCGAAGATGCCCGAGGTGATGGGCTTTGCCGGTAACTTCCGCGTCGTCAAATTCGGCCGTCTCAACCCCCGCTACGCGATCGCCTGCGACGAATGGCACTTTCGCGAGAGCCACGCCAAGGCGAAGAAACTGCCGCGGCGGTCGGTCGAGGTTTGGATGGCGAAGTCGATGGGCGAGCGGATTATCGACCCGATCGCGATGCTGGGAGCAGAGACGCCGAGGCTCGACACGGGCCTGCGGTTCGCTAGGTTAGCGAGCGGCGAAACCGTAGAAAAGTACACCGCCTCTTGTCCGGCCGCAGCCCCGGCAGCACCTGCGGGCGGTAACACATTCGTTAAGAAATTTGCCAAAACGGAGACACCGTCCATGGATCAAGACGCAATTGTAAAAGCCGTACTCGACGCCCTAATGACGACCAAGCAATGGCAGAAGCTGACCGAGATGACCGACGAGGCGGAAGTCCCCGCGGTCGAAGACGAGGCCGCAATCGAGGAAGCCCCGGCCGACGAACCACTCGACGAAGCCCCCATTGAACCGCCGATCGCCGACCCGGCCGACGAGATGCCGAACGAGGAGCCGATCGAACCGCCCCCGGCCGAGGAAACCGGCGACTTGGGTGGCGACATCGGCGCAGAGGAACCGGCCCCCGCACCGGAACCGGCTGCCGAGGGTGAGGAGGAAGACGAGGACGAGACCGAGATGTACTCGATCAACCGCACGGCCCGCAACCGCGAGGTCGCCAAGTACCGACGCTTGGAGGCCGAGAACCGCAGCTTGCAGGCCGAAAACGTCAATCTCCGCAAAGCGATGGCGCAAGACGCCAACGCCAAGGAGGATTCCCGACGACTCGACGAGTTGACCGAGGCGACGATGAAATACTCGCTCGACCTCGAAAAAGAAAAGGATCGCTGCCTTTACTCCCGCGGCTCGAAAATGACCCCCGAGGAGTTCAACGCCCGCATCGAGGCGATCCACGAGTTCAAAGATCCGCTGGTCGACGGCCGCACGATCCCGCCGGGTGAAATGCCCGCCGTCGAAACCCCGGCCGCCGACGCGGCCGCTCCGGCAAGCGGCATCCGCGACCGCTACTCCAAGGACACGGTGGAGAAAGCGATCAAGTACATGACGGACGCTCGCAGTCGCGGCGAGAAGATCGCCGACCTCGACGACGCCGTCGCCAAGATGGAAGCCGCCAAGTAAGCGGCCCCGACAACTCGATTCAGTAACGACCACTGCGAACGGTCATCCGCCCTCTACGGAGGGCAGGTGGCCGTTTTTTTATTCAACCAACTAAACCAGTAAGGAGCCAAACATGGCTATTGCAGGCCCGAGCTTCATCGCCAAAGGCGACATTTACCCTTGCCGTTTTGTCAAGCAGGACGACTCCAACGACCACGCCGTGCTGCAAGCCGGTGCCAACGCCAAGATCATCGGCGTCAGTCAGCAAGGCACCCGTGAAGCGCCGATCCCCAGCGTCTCCACCGCCCTGGCGGCCGCCGCCAACGAGTCGCTTCGCGTTCACGGGATGGGCGAGGAGTGTCTCTTGGAGTTGGGCGGCACGGTCGCGGCCGGCGACGACCTGAAAGCCGACGCCAACGGCAAAGGCGTGGTCATCGCCAACGGCACGACCACGCAAGAGGTTGGTGCCACCGCCCTCTCGTCCGGCGTCTCTGGCGACAAGATCCGCGTGATGGTTGCCCTGCGCGGCGAGGGTCAAACCGCACTCTTGAGCTAACGATCGTTGGCCTTTGGTTAGGCCGTTTACTTTTTTCTATGGCAGGAGGCCAACACGATGCCCGCCACATACCCTAGTGGTTCAAACACCTTTGTTAAGAACCATGAAGCCTCTGGCAACATGGTAATTAGCTACTCGCGAAATATCGACGATTTCGCGGTCAACCAAGTGACGCAGATTAAGCCGGTCCAGAAAGAGTCGGGCTACTACCTGCAATTCACCGCCGAGCAGGCGGCCCGCTTGCTCAACTCGGATGCGATTTCCGAGTTCGTCTGGGCGGACGGTCAAGAGCGACCGCTCCGCAACGAAGGGACGGAATCGTTCCAGTTCCTCGAATACAAGACGATTCGTACCGAGTTCGGTGCCAATCTCGGCAACAAGTCCGTCGACCAAGCCGACTTCGACATCCTGGGGATCCACGGCGCGATCCATGGTCAGCAGGCGATGACCGCCCGCACCCAGCGTGTCTACACCTGTTTGACCGATACGTCGAACTACGACAGCGGCCATTACAGCGCCGTCGCCTCAATCACCGGCAATACCGGCAACTGGGGTCAATCGACGACGCAACGGCAGGACGTCCGCCGCTCGTTGAACTATGCACTCGGCGTCATTAAGAAGGCGACCTTGGGCGTGGTCAAGCAGAAGGACTTGCACCTTGTGATCGGCCCGGCGACGGCAATGGAACTTGCCGAGACGCAGGAGATCGTCGATCATGTCAAGCACTCGCCCGAAGCCTGGGCGCAGGTGCGGGGCGACATCAAGGGGATTAACACCGAGTGGGGTCTGCCCGACCAGCTCTACGGTTACCCCGTGGTGGTCGACGACACCGTCCGCGTGTCGAGTAAGAAGGGTGCCACGCGATCGGCCGACTTCGTCTGGCAGAGCGGCTATGCGGCCCTCGTCAGCCGACCCGGCGCGCTGGTCAACGAAGGCGGCGGTGGACCGAGCTTCAGCTCGATCACCAACTTCGTCTACGAGGAACTCAGCGTCGAGACCCTGCGTGACGATCGCAACCGTCGCGTCCAGCTCTCGGTGGTTCTCGACGAGGTGCCGGTGCTGACCGCCCCGGCCGCGACGTTCCTATTCACGAGCGCCGTCTAAAGTTCACTTTATGTGAGCTATCAGGAGACAGTCGGTGGCAAGCTACGCCTCTAGTTCGGACATGGTGACCCGTATTCGGGAGCAGACCTTGATGGATCTGGTGACCGATACGGGTGACCGGCCGGAATCGGCGGCCTTGCTGACCGACGCCAAGCTGCTTGCTGCCCTTGCCGACGCCAGTGCGGTCATTGACGCCGCACTGGTTGTCGGCAGGCGGTACACGCCCGACCAACTCGAAGCGTTGACCGGCAGTTCGCAGAATCTCCTCAAACGGATGACTTGTGAAATCGCGCTGGCGTTCCTACTCGAAAGGAACCCAGGCTACAGCAACGACTTGTACGAACGCTACGAGTCGATTCGCGAGCGCTACTTAACGAGGTTGCAGCAGGGCGTCGACATGTTCAACCTCGACGCCGAGCTGAACGCTTCGCTGCCGACGATCGACGGGCCGAGTAGCGTGACCTACGAACGGATGAACTGTCTCTCAACTCGCTTGGGTGGCAATCTCGTTCCCCGCGTGGAAACGCGACTACCCACCGACCGAGGTTAATCATGGCAGTGCAGATTCAACGGGCTGGTTACAACACCGTCAAGGTGCAGTGGTACGGCGGTTCGCTGACCACGCTCGGCTACACGCTCGACATGACCGACGTCTCGGATCAGTCCTACTGGCACGATGTGCCGGGCGACATCCATGGCGGTCCCGAAGGCCCCCCGATCGACATGCAGTTCCTGGGCCGCGTCATCAACTGCCGAATCGAATTGTCGCAGTACGACGCCGACGTCTTCAAGCAGCTAAAGACCCGCGTCAAGGATGCGATCGGCGGTCCCGGTTTGATCGCCACCGACGACATCGGCAAGCTCCTGATTCAAGACCAGCAGTATATCCGCGTGGTGATCGCCAACTCCAACAACCCGCTCAACTTCCCGATTTGTCAACTCGTGGACGCGATCGACGAACCGATCGGCACGAAGTTCACGCCCGCGATGTTTTCCTTCGTCGCCCACCGCAACCCCAGCTCGGGCCTGATCTTCGACACCACGGTCACCGACCAGTAAGAACATGAGGCAAGCAGATGTTCCAATGGTTCCGGCAGTGGCGAGCAAAGCGCCGCCGCTCCATCTTTCGATTCTTTGACGGTCACCGCTTCCGCGAAGCCGATCCCGTCCTCATCGCTTATCGGTTCGACGACGACCCCGAGTACCGGGGCGACGTCCATCCCGAGTTTCTCAACCCGCTCCCCGAGGACCGCGAACCATCCGAGGAGGAGACGGCTCTCCGCAAGAACGCTACGGACATCATCGTCCGCGCTACCCGCCGCGCCTTCGGCCTGGACGACTGGAATGAGGAGACCGGCGGCCTGCCGACGCTCGATGTGATCGAGTTGTTTTCGGCGTATTGGGAATACGCGGGTCTAGTAAAAAAAAACACCAAGCCTTCGCCGACATGTGCGCCCTCTACGGCTGCGACATCCGGCGAATCGAGCGCACAGACTACGAACGCTACTACGCCCTCTACATGCTCCGCGGACGAGGGATCCTGCGACTTGCCGACGCCGTCTTCCAAGGAAGCCTAGCAGCCCATGACACGGCCCATGGCGGCCACGCCCCCGAGGATCTGTATTACGCCCGCACCGACAGCGAGGGCTGGGGTAAATTCCTTGCCACCCAAGCCGTGATGCGATCTAAGTTGGCCCAGGCCGAGATGAACAGAACTTAGGAACAGCATGTCAGTCGCCGCAATAGGACGATTCCTTGGCAGGATGACGCTCAGCGAAGGCGTTCAGTCGAGCGCTCGCAGAGGCGGTCAGATGGCGCAGGGCATGATGGCGGCAGCCGCCCAGCGACCCGACGACCAAGGCGACGACAACGACACCAGCGCCCGCGGAGTCGCTTCCGGGGCGTCCGAAGCAGCCGCCGCCGGGCTGGCGATGGCCGGTTTAACCGGGGCGGTGCTGGCGACCGCCAACCACTTCGCCAAGCTCAACAAGCAGGTGGTCGAGAGTCAGCGGCGGTTCGCCAACTACAACGGCACGATCGCCGCCTCGATGCAACGGCTTGAAGTCGGCCGCGTGCAACGGGACATCAAGACGGGGCAGGTGACCGCCGAGTCGACGAAGTATGCGGCCGAGGCACAGAACCGATTAGAGGAAGCCCAGCGACCCGCTCAAAACCTATTCCAGAACATGCTTAACACGACAACCGGCTTTATGGCAAACGCCAAGGCGACGTTCTGGGAGCAAGTCAACCTATTGACCGGCATCGAAAAGAATACCCGTAAGAAAGAAAAAGACGAAGATGGAATGCCGCCGCAGCAGCAATTCCTGCTCGACCTAGCTGCCGAGGAACGCAATATCGACGAGACAGTAGAAGATCAAATCGCCCAAGAGGAACGCGAGACAGCTAAGAACCACGTCAAGCGAGTCCTCGACTACATCGGCGGCCTACCGATCGGCGGTGACCCCTGGAGGGGTGGTGACTAATGGGAACCAACTTAACCTACAATAACATTGAACTGACGAACGTCACGACCCTCGACTTCGACGAGCGGGTGGTCGAAGACGAGTCCGGCACCGACGCCCTCTATCACGAGTTCACGATCCGCGTTTCCTTTGTCGTTCACCAATCCGACAAGGAGTTGATCCACGGCTACAGCGGGTCGAGCAGCTTCATGTCGTCGATTCAGCATCTCGAATCGGCCTTGATGCTCAAGCGGAAGTCGTTTCATTTTTCGATCAACGGCTTTAAAGTTCTGTTCAGCGACCAGGAGAACGACTGCAACAACGGCCCCACCCCGCTCAGCTTCAAGGTGGTGCGGGTAATGGGCAGCAATTCGGCGGTCTGCGAGTATTCGATTAAGGTCGCCATCCTACGCTGCCACGCCGAAGACTCCGTGCAGTATTCATCCGGGAACCCCAACATCCTCAACAACCGCTGGAGCGTCGAGGAGTCGCGCGACGAGGACATGGCGCTCTCGCTGCAAATCGAGGGCGTATTGCGGCTCCGCAACGCCAACGTCGGCAGTCCGCTGGCTTTCCGGGACGCGGTGATACCAACCCTGCAAAAGGGCTACAAGCGGCATCACATCCGCGTCGTTTCCTCGAAGGACGGTCTCACGCTCCGCTACTCGATTCTTGATAAGCAGGGACATGAGGCACCGCCCTGGCCGGCAGTCAGTTGGTCCGGCACGTACACCGAGACGGTCAAGGGCGGCGGCGGCTTGCAACACGCCTACCTAAACATCCGCCTCAAAGGTCACCCGGACGCCAGCCGGAAGACACTGGCGTTTCACGCCGGTGAGATCGCCGTTCAGAAAATCCCAGCCCTAAAAGACAAAACGAAAGCGTTTCTGGAGGAGTTCACCTTAATGGAGAGCCTCCATGAGAACACTGTCGAGTTGCGTTGCCGGGTACGACATCTTCTCGCCGTAGAGGACTACAAAGAGGAGATCGTTAAGAAAATCGGCGTGCCGCTGAAGTTCGAGAGCATCAAAGACTACGACAAAAAGCGCTGGCAGCAGGCTGACTTCCCGGCTGGCAGTCCCGGCCTTGCTTTAACTTGCTACCTGCAGTCCCCCTGCGGCGGCGACCACGCCATCAAAAGAATCCCCGCGGCTACCGGACAGAGTAGCGAGCAGAGCGACGATCAGCCCGATACCGAAACCGGCTACGGTGACCTAACACAGGAACAGGTCAACCAAGATCCCCAGTACCGCGACGGCAACCAGATCGACAACGAGACGCAGCAGAAGGGGATGTACGATCCGCAGCGCTCGACGATGATGGTTCACTACACGACCGACCAAGGCAAGATCCCGCTGCCGATCGCGGCCGGCGGTGAACTGCAAAGCGTCGACTCGAAGGAAGACACGGTCAAGACGATCAAGGTTACCAGCGGCGTAACCTACAAGCACTACAAGATTAATCTGATCCGCTTGGGTGCGCCGCCGGAACATCCCGCCCTGCCGCAAACCCGCAAGAACACGGCGGGTGTCACCGAAACACTGATCGACTGCACGAAGACGCCGATCAATCGCGGCACCGACGCCGATGGCGTGCAGTCGAAGTTTCAACTCATCATCCGGGCCACCTATTCGCTCTCACGGTCGCTGACTGAGGACGAACAACTAGAAGCGGTCCTGCCGCCTTGGATCGCCGACGGGGAAGCCTGGAAGACGGCGCAGGAAGCATTCGATACCGCCCAGGAAGCAGCCAGTCAGGCAATCAACGTCACCTACCAGTCACTCAACTCAATGTTCGGGGATGATTAACCATGGCAGTTACACTCACCGGAGCTGGGGGACTGTTCACGATTCTAGGCCAGATTTTTGGCCTTCAGGATGACGTCGTCACCAAGCAGGCCGCCATCTCCTCCAACGCCCAGGATGTAGTCGACGCCGTCGAGGAACTGCCGGACACCCTCGATTACGCCAACTTGCTCAATAATTTCGCCAGTTCGATCCAGTCCTGGCAGGAAGACAGCACCGCCCTGGACGCCTGCCAGAGACAAGCGGGCGATCTGATTATCGAGATGGTACATGCCGACAATCCGCTGCCATCCAAGTCGCTCGGCAACGCCATCGGCGAGCTTATCAACCAGCTTGAAGGCTCGGGCGGCGAAACCAGCCCGGACGACAGCGTCGACCGCTCGACCGCCACGGCAACCGCCACAGCCGACAGCGGCAATACCGGCGACGGCGTGCTGCGTTGTAGTGTCACGCAAGGCAACGCAAGGCACACCGAGATCGCCTACGCCGAAGATATTGAAGTCACGGTCGCCAACTCCAAGGGGAATCAACTGCGATTGCAGGGCGAGCAGGCGGCCGGTACGCTTTCGCAACTCTGGCCGGATGGATCGGGGTCCAAGACTACGCTCGGTGTGACCAGCGGGGGCGGCTTACTCTCCAACGGCGGCATGGACGACGAGGACGACCGCGCCAATACCCCCGATGACTGGGTGATCGAAACCGGCACGATCGGCACCACGATCCTGATGAGCGACTACGAGGTGCAGACGGTCACGATCAGCGGCACCCCGACGGAGGGGACTTACGTCCTTAAATACACCAGTGTCGACAGCGACGAGCAGTTGACCGCCCCGATCGACTACGACGCCGGACAAGCGGCCGTGCAAACCGCCCTACGCAGACTGGTTGGCCTGGAAAACGTCACGGTCAGCACCAGCGGCACATCCCCCAACTACACGCACACAATCACTTTCGAGGGTCTCGACCCGCCCGGCAATATCGGTCTCTTGACCAGTACAAACACGTTCGACACGGGCAGCATCGCCCACGCTCAGACGACCGCCGGTACGAGCCATGTCTACCGCGACAAGGCGGTCATTTTTGATAGCAATGGCAGCGAACTAACGGCGATCCGGCAACGGGTCGAACTCGACCCCCGCACCGCCTACTGCTTCAACGCCTTTATGAAGGTCGACAGTTATCCGGCCGCTGGACAACTGGAGATCAATTTAGTCGACGGGGCCGGTACGATCATCGATAACGTGCAGGGGGTCGATAACAGTATTCTGATCGACCCGACGTCCGGCGGCGACCTCTCGACCAGCGAGTTCACCGCGGTCGGCGGTTGGTTCCAGACTCCCAACGTCCTGCCGACGATCGTTTACCTACAAATCAAAATCAAGACGGCCGTCAGCAACACGGCTTCGGTCTACATCGACGACTGTTCGCTGGTGCAAGGCGTGCAGCTTTACACAGGCGGCCCTCTGGTGGCGGCCTTTGCCGGGCAGACAGACTTCGCCCCGCAAGATAAGTGGACGATCGTCGTCACCAACGACCGCGCCGGTGGTTTCCAAGAGTGGTTCTACCGCAACGGCTTCGTCAACGGAAACACCCTATTGCCGTCAGACAGCAGCGGCAGTGAAACAATCAACGACAGTCTCATTACTTAGGAGTAAGACATGACTTTTGCTCAGCGACTCACACACGCCCTCGCCAAGGCTTCCGACACCGACAGCGTGCGGACCAATCTCTCGTCGGCGTTCACGACTTTCGAGACGGCCGTCAAAGCACAGCTCGTCACGCAGGCCGGCAAGGACGTCAACGAGCCGGAGTACGTCCAGGTGCAGGAACACATCCTCGAACTGGCGTTGCTCGTGGCCGATACGGTTGCCGACTACTCGTAAGCCGATGTTTTAGCAGGCAGGAGGCGAACCGATGGGCGCTACCTACACGACCCTTGATACGATCTTGGAGGCGTTTAGAACCCGTCTGCAAGATCAGATCGAGGAGTTTGGCGACGACGGCAGTTGCTTTATCTGCGATGCGCCGATCCCAACCAAGGTGCCGCCCGGCGAACCCTTCTGTACGATCTCGCTGGGGAACAGTCAGTTTCCCGAGCCGTTCTTTGCCGGCGGCGGGGCGAGCGTACTGAACGAGGAACTGGACTTGACGGTGACGATCTTCCGCCGCTGCTTCCAGGATCAGCCCGGCCGCATCGACAAGGTTGTCCTCAGTGAGCGATTGGGACTACTGAAGGTTCTCAAGTTGAACGTCCTCAAAGCCCTAGTCGCCAGTAATTGGGAGCCGACAACTTACACCGGGGATCCGATTCTCCGCGATCAACCCCGCCCCGTCTCCGCCTCACCCCCGTTGGAGCTTGTCAATAGTGAGTTCGGGGAAGGCTGGTACACCCTCGCGATCTCTTTCGCCCTCAGCTTCGATTGGGATCTCTCTTAATGAAAGCAAGCAAGCAGCATGAAACGAGTTCTCTGTGTCGCCGACACAAACAATTGGTGTTTCTCTCTTAGGGCCAGGGCGCTGCAACGCTACGCGCCCGATTGGCTCACTGTCGACGTCGCCTGTTACGACGAGATCGACATCACGGCCATCGTCTGGGAACAGTACGATCTGATCTACTGCTTGCCGACGAATCTCGCCCAACCGCTCCGCCGTTGGTTCCACGAGGCGTTGATCGACGTTCCGCTCGTCGTCAGCCATAACAGTGGACCCGGCCGTCGCCACGACTACCTAACCCAGAGTTTGCTTTCCGCCGACTACACGGTTGTCAACAATCACGGCTGTTGGTCGCAAGCGCGGGTCGGCATTATGCCGCAGCGGTTTCATGCTTGTTGTATCAGCAACGGCGTCGACCGCAACGTCTTTTATCCCGAGCGGCCGATCGAGGAGCGACCCCACAAGATCCTCTGGGCCGGGTCAGAAAAGAAGATCGACCAGGGTTCTGAGGAAGGCGATCTAAAAGGTTATCACGACGTCCTCTGTCATCTCGAAGAAATCATGCCGCACCGCGGCTTCGAGGTCGAACTAAAGGTCTCGAACACCGGCAACGCAATTTCTCCCGACGAGATGCGGCGGTTCTACAATAGCGGTTCCTACCTCGTGATGCCGTCGCCTTGTGAGGGAACCCCGAACATCGCTTTGGAGGCGGCCGCCTGCGGTTGCGTGGTCATCGCTTGGCCGACCGGCAACATCCCTGAGCTGGTCAAGCACGACCGCAACGGCCTGATCCCCGCCCACCGCGACCTACGAGCCTTCCGCGACTGCCTACATAAAGCCAAGGAACATCGTAAGCGACTTAGTCGCTCTATGCTCAAAGACATTCAAAGTTGGGACTGGTCGATCCGTTGCCGTTGGTTCTACGCCCTCTGGCGGGAACTGATGGCGGGCCGCACGCCTCGACCGTTCTCTTACATCGACACGCCTGCCGGGCTGATTGCATGATCTCCTACAACGACATCGTCCTGTTGCAATACGACTCCACCTTTGCCGAATGGGTCCGGGGTAATTTCCCCTTGGGGGAGATCTCATTCTGGGCAAAGCCAATTACCGACACAGGCTCAATGAGCGGCAACGCGGAGAATAGCCATTACTTCATGCCGCTTGGCGACATCAACTACACTCAATGGTGTAAGCCCGCGGAAGTCAACACCCTCTACTGGCCCAGCGGCGCTCAGCGTTGGGGGTCTTTTATCGGGGTCGCCGACAGTACGATCAAAGATCAATTACTAGAGGCGGCGGTCGACGGCCCGCATACCCTGCGGATCTCCAACACGGCAGACGATTACATCGAAGTGCCGATGTATATGCTGGAGCCAAAGCGGGTCACCTGCACCGGGGAAGGAGACTCCGATCCCCAAGACGGCTGGCTGATTCCCTTTGTCGACGGCCGCTACTTCTGGCAGTTTTGCCACACCGGCGAGCTGTCGGTTCCCGCCTCTTGGTCGTCCCTGTTTTCCACGTTGACCGGGCAACTGCCGGATGATGTGACGGTGGCTTCCGTCTCCGCCAACTACCTCGTGCCATGCACGGTCGAGTTAGGCCGCGAAGACTTTAATGTTCCTGCGATGCTCGACGCCTGCCTTTACTCCGTAGGCCAGCGATTGGTTGGCGATCTCAGTAACGGCGGGGCTTACAAGACAATCAATATCGACGGCGTGATGCCCGAGGTCGACAGCGCGTGGACCCGGCCAAGCGGAGGAGCGGCCGGGTCGAGCGAAGACCTTTCCTATCCGTCTGTCTGGGGTGTGCCGGAGCAGGTCAATGTCTCGTTTCGCAAACAAACGGCCGCCGGGTCGAGCGCCGAACATTACAGTTACAGCCAATCGACGGGTGTAACAAATAAGGGCCATACGGCCGCCAGTAGTCTCGCCAAGCGGATTCATTCCGCGGCTTGGGCGAACTGTTCAGCCGGGTCGACGCCAAGTAACAACTCCGACCTCAGCACGCTCGCCACTCAGTTGGCGCTCGACTTCGGACACCAATGCCAATGCCAGTACCACTACGTTTTCAATGGCGTCATCGCTTGGCCGCCGCACTTCAACGAAGACATCGTGTTGGTCAGTGAGCGGGCAACCCGCGTACGCTCGCAACCGCCCAACGTGGGGCCGGAGCGGATGTTCCACGGCAGCGACCAACCGGACGAACCGGCGAAGACTTGGCAGTGTTACCTCGACACCTCTCCCACGAACAGGCAGACGGTGACCACCGAGTCGACGCTGGAGCTTGGCACGGTTCAGCACGCCAACTCGGCGTTCTCGATCTCCAGTAACGAGATCTCTTGCAGTCGCACCGGCAAGTACATTGTCGGCTTGAAACTCAACAGCACCGACGACGGTTACGCGGCCGAGGACGTCGCTTCTGGTTGGCTGGAAAAATACGACGACAGCAGCTCCAGTTGGGTCGAAGT